TAGTCTCTGTATCCACCGCCTGCAGCCTTATATTTTTTGGCAAGTAACTGACTCTTCCTCGCGGACCATTGACCTGCTTTGGTTCCTTGAACCGCAGATCCTTTGATCTGGTTAAACAGGCGCTTACGCATTTCAGGCTTGGTGTAGTTACCTGCCGCATTCACCGTGCTTTTTGTTTTGGACTTACCCATTACCACTTCACCTTATCTGCCCAGTACGCCGCAGACATCTTTCCTTTGGAAATGTTTTTGGCGTGACGGGCTTTAAACGATTCGCGACGATTGCGGTAAGACTCAGATTCCCCGGATTTCTTCGGGGAACCTGATACACCTTGCTGACCAAAGCGAATAGTCTTGACCTGATCGCCAGACTTGGCGACCACCACATGGGACTTGGTCGGATGACTCGGAGTTCTCTTGGGTTTGTTAAAACCAGATACCCCAGCCCTTTTCAGCCTTGGGTCTCTCTCTGGCATAACTTACCCGCAAAGCACCGTTACATCTGACACCTGACTCAAAGACATCACAGCGTAGTCGTTTTGACTACCCTTGGTTGTCAACACTCCCTCAGGGGGAATGATGAGATCATGAGCGCCAGTCGCGTTAGCAGGAGTGTTTAGCTTCAGGATTACCCGATTTGAGGGTTGAGCCGTAAAGGTAATCGTTCCTGCTGTTGCCACCGACAAATAGGACAGTCCTTTGATACGGGTACGGGGGAATGCAAGATCCCCACCATAACCAATCTTGACGCCACCATTTGAGGCTGCGCTAACTGAGATGCTGTTGATTCGGGTGTAGTAGTTGGTGGAATACACCACCGTGGCGGAGGGGCCATTGACCACCTCGGTCACCACGCCGTCGTATCCCACCGCTCCAACCTTCACTCCAGTAATCGTAAAGAGCGTTCCACTCTCTGCGCCATCGGACGTAATCGAAACCTTGTAACCGGTTCCGTTATATCCCATGTCATTATTTAAAAGCGATATGGAACCGCTTCCGGAAATGCTGGCAGAAGAACGAAAATAAGCATCGTTACTGTCTGGAGTAACCGCCCAAATATCATATTGAATAGTGTTAGCCATGCGTTCTCTCCAATAGGGGAAACCCCGTTATCAGACAGTGACGCTCTGGTACAGGGCAATGTAAGCGGTCGTGGAACCTACCAAAACAGGGATGTAACCCAACTGAGCCGACACCGCACCCGAGGCAGCATTGGCATTGCTGAATGCCACGTTACCTAGCGTTGCGGAAACTGCCGTCAATACCGTGGCAGACAAGGCGCTGGTCGAAACCGTACCAGAAACCAAATTGCCTTCAAAACCGTTGTCGGACTTAACCGGGCCGGAAAAACGAGTCTGAGCCATTACAAATCTCCTTTAAGATGCTGATACTTCAACGCTAATCTACGCACTGAACTCGTATCAGACCCAAGCCTTCTTGCGCGTTCAGCATACGTTAATTGAGGATTCTCTACAATAAATTTGATCTTTGCCATTAGTTTCGGGTCCGAGTAAATACGAGCCATATGTGCGCGAGAAAGAGTGGCCCTGTATTCCGGACTTCTGTAGTCAAACGTACTAGCCCTTCTTCCTAACCTAATGCGCTCACGAACCTCTTCAGAATGCTCTTTCCCCCTCATTGGGGCTTTAGCAAAATCAGCAATGTTGTACACAGTAGGCTCATCAAACCAAGCCTTTTTCTGAAGGAACATAGTCTCTAACTTATCAAGCTCTTCCAGATCATTACATTCGATCTCTATCGCTCCGTAAAACGCTTCTGCACCATACCTGTTGTAAGAGTTTTGCAAATGAGGATTCGTGTGCTTGTTCCATCTGAGCAAGCGAAAATGCTCTTTTAAACGCTTCTTAACACGTTGAGACTGACCAACATAGCATTGACCTGTCACCTTATTGACGATCTTGTATATGCCGCAAATGTCAATCTTGTATGGCATAAACAACACCATAAGACCTTGAATGTGCCATGTCAAAACAAAAAGAAAGGGGGCATAAAGCCCCCTCTCCAATCAACATGTGTTGATTTATCAGGTCGAACCGGGCGAACCCCAGACACCAAGCGGATCCGACACGCCGAACGAATATCGCTCGCGAGCCTTGTACCGCACGTTGCCGGTATCGAAGTCCCCGTCCATGCCGGTCGTCATCGGCGTACGCACGAAGTGCTTCATGCCATTCGGTACGTCCGTGATGATGAAGAAGGCGTTGGTGTCGGTCAGATAATGGTTGACCGCATAGCCTTCCGGAATGGCACCCATGTTCCGGATCGCGTTGATGTCGTTATCGGCAGTCGCCGTACGGAGAGTGGTCTCCATGAGGCGCTCGGCAACGAACATCAAGTTGGACGGAACAATGAGACGCTTCGGGCGAGCCGCAATCAAGAGACCACGCTCGTCTTGGAAGTTGGCAATCGCGATGATCGCATCTTCCAGCGAAGTCTCGTTGAGGTCGGCACCCACGGTCGGACGGTTGGCATTGGTGCCACCGCTGACCAACGGGTGAGCCGTGCTGAACAGGGTCACGCCGTCGCCAGACTGGAACGTCGTGAAGCCGTTGTTCAACAAAGCAGCCGCCTTGACCTGCTTGGTGTTCGCCATACCACGGGCGAGAGCCTTGGTGTAACGAGCAGAGAGTTGGTCATAGAGGTTGTCCTCCATGGCTTCCTCAGTGATTGAAAAGCCCATGGCAATCGTTTCGTGGTTGTAACGAGCCGTCCAAGCCTCCTGAGCATTGTCATAAGCAATGGCCTGACCTTCCGGCTTCACCGGGGCCGTGCCAAAGCCCGACAACTTGACTTCCTCTTCGAAAGCCTTCTCAGAGTTCTCGGTCTCATAGATGAGCGTGTGCTCATCCTCATACTTGGCATACTCCAAACCGAAGAGCGCATTCAGCCCCGGCAGGAGTTCCTTCAACATTTGTGCGCGTGAAATAGCCATTTGTGCTAACTCCCTTAGGCCGTAACGCTACTGTAGTAGCCGTGGGTCAAAACGTTGATCTTGACCAACAACTCACGGTAGATCGTGAAGACCACGGTCGAAGCAGCAGGAATCGCCGTCACCGAACCCGGCACATCAATTGCCGCATTGAGGGTGATCGACGTATCGCCAGCCGCAGCCGCCGTATCCACGAACGAACCGGTCTCAATCAACTGACCATTGCTGGCGTAGTACGCCACACTGGTTCCCACCGGAAGTGCCGCCGGAGCGCCCGAACCCGTGAGGGTCAAGGTGGTGCTGGACGACGAACCGCTGGCGGTATAGCTGATTGAAGTTTCCGGAACCACACCGACACAACGAACCGGAAGGATCGTGGTGGCAGGCGTATCGGTCGGAGCAAGGATTGCGTTCAAGCTGTTGCCGGTGTTCACGTTACCTGAAGCATTGTCGATCATCGACAAGTTCGTTCCCACCAACGCATACGCGCCCGAAGCCATGACGACGCCCGACGAGCAGACAGCCGCTTTAAACACGGTATCCGGATCGTCAACAACGTACGCCACCGCATCGCCAGCCAAGGTCGAAGCGGGCCAGTACTGGCTGAAACGCTTGTTCTTGGTGACAGGGTCCGTATACGAACATCCCACAAACACACCCGTGACTGCGTTCGACGAGGTGGTAGCACCAATCGCCGCCCGAGTTACGGAACCACGCACGACTTTAACGAAATCACCGTTGAAGATGTTCGTCGCATAGCCGTACTGAATCGGGTACATACGGGTGGAACCCGCAAATACCTGACCGCCGATCAGGTTGATCGGCTTCAGCCCATAAGGGGCCGTCACATCAGTTCCTGAAGCCATTTGAAAATACCTCTAAAGAATGGATAGATAAAGGATTTAACCTCTTCCGAAAGTTGTGCGCGTAGACCGTTCTGGATTCAGAAGCGGCATACGAGGATCATTTTCCCGTAGGTAACTACGGTCCACTCCATCGATCTGGCGATCCGAAAGTTCTTGGAAGTATTTCTCACGTTTCTTCATCTTCTCAAGCGGGGCTTTGCATAGCAGCAAACCACCCACTTCCACATTCCCTTTGAACTGAGAATTGATGTCAGACATGATCTTCAACTCTGGATGATCCTCTGCCTTGACAGGTTCCCAGCCCTCACGGAACTGGCGTGACACGTTGGTGTTATCCGAACGTCCTAACGAAGAAGTGCGAATCCAGCGAAATACCCAGCCATCTTTCGGCTCCGGTACCGGTAGAGCAGATTGCGGCATCCATGAATCATCGGGACGAGACTCAGATGCACGGTCAATACGAACTTTGCGCTCATCGGCCATTTGAACTCTCCTTAATGAGTTGTTTGGCATACTGCTCTGGGGTTAGGCCAAGTCGCTTTGCGAGAGAGACTTGTGTGGCAGTCAACTGGATTTTGCGGGGCTTGGCTCCATTGTTTCTATTCGCCGGAGCTACCACCGTTGAAGGGGTGCGTTGAGGGGCAACGGAAACTTGAATGTTGTCCCCGTCTTTCTCAAAGTAATCTGGGAAGCGCGTTCTCATGGCGTTGTCGATCTTTTCATAATACTCATCCGTGTCGGGCTTAACACCCTCATCACGGATCAAAGTCTCATGAACGGCATAAGCCAAGGCCGTCATCTGACGATCACCTTTGGGACCAAACCATGGATTGCGTTGAGTCCATTCCAAAGCCTTTTGACTGGGCTTTGGGGGTTGATAGTTTTGCTGAACAGGTTCTTCCTGCTTGGGTGCAGCTTGGGGCTTTGGCCGAGATTGAAGGGTCTTCTCATACCTTTCAGCCTCCCGAAACTCCGTCTGTGCGTTCAGGAGCTTTTCCTGAGCGGCAATAATCTTTTCAGCGTCACCCTGTTCGTAAGCTTCTTTGTAGATCGTCTTGGCTTGTTCCAAGGCAATCGAAGCTCTGGCTTTGATTTGCTGTACTAATGCCCCTTCTCCGCGCTGGATCAGGGATTCGTACTGTTGGTTTTTTGCAGCTAATTGCTGGGCAAAGCGAACCGCCTCTTCCCGCATCTTTTCAGCAGCTTCCCGCTGACGTTCTGCTTCGTGCTGTTCGTACTTTAACTTATTGATTCTCTTGCGAACTTTCTCACTGTAGTCAGAAAGTTCTTCGTCGTTGTCCTCTTCCTTGGCTTCCTGCTTGGCAGGCTTTTTTGGAAGGTCATCGACAATCTCTAGCTCTACTTCCTCTTCGGGAGCAGATTTGGCTTCCTTCTCAGGAACTTGCAACGGGGCGGTGACCCCGAAGAACTTGTCCTCACGGGACATTTCTGAAGCTTCTACGCTCATGCCTTCACCACTCCTCGCGGATCTTCAACGATAGCTTCCACAGAATCATCGTTGATCAAGCGAAACTCTTTGCCATGGACCTTGAAGCGGGTTCCCGAATAGGAACGCATCATGATCCAGTCCCCTTCTTTGCAGTAAGGGCCAGTAGGGAAACGATCAGTGGACTTGTAAGCATCCGGTCCCATCGCGATGACGAAACCAACGATGCTCCCAATCTCTTCAGCTTCAAGTGTCTGAGAAGCCTTAATGATTCCACCTTCCGTCTTCTCCTCAGGATTTGGGAGAGCAATGAGTAGCTTGTAGCCAGTGGGTTTAGGCAATTGACTTGCGGTTTTTTCTTCCGACATTGTTTCCTCGCACCGGATTTAAACGCATGTCCGGAGTCATGATGCACTGCACAACGCAGCGAATTAACTAATTGCGTTTAATCATTATCTAAATTCTTACATAAATCAAGTAGTTCCCGCTCCGCGATAGCTAAACCGTGGATGATCCCACAGCAGCGTTTGTAATCTGCGAAGTCGATACAGGCTCCACCAGCAACGTGGTCGGCCATTTCGTTCATCTGTTGACGGATGGACTTACGAAGTGCCTCGTCCAGATTCGTTGTTGCGTTCTGCATTCAATAGCTCCCTTGCGATTTGAACACCCAGCTTGGCTCCTTCGACTTTGTCTTTCGACGCAATCTTCTTGGACTCCAGTTCCTCTCGCGTATTGGTCTCCGCGATCTGGACGCCCAACTTGGCCCCTTCGATACGCTCCTGACTTCTCTGGCGATCCTTCTCTGCCGCCAACCGGAGACGGGTTTTCTCCATGTCGGCCTGCACCTTCGCCATGTCGGACTGAGCGCGTTGCTGGATTTCTTGTGCGCGAAGCTGGAGCTTCTGCATTTCCATCTGAAGAACAGGGTCTTGGGCTTCCTGCATTTGTTTCTGCATTTGAGCCTCGGCCTGTGCGCGTCCCAATACTTGTTCGGCAGCAGGGGCCACCAATTGGGCAATGCGGTATTCGATATCTTCTGGGAGGGGTTCGTCTGGGGGAGGCAGTTTGACTCCCAACTGCTTCTCAATTTGTTGCCGGTACGCAAAGGCCAAGTGTTCCGCGATGTGTGCTTGCATTGCGCCTTGCAACATTTGCGCGGCATCGGGCGCTTGCTGGAGCATTCCCTGCAAACGGGGGTCTTGGCCAAAAGACATATGGACTGCGATGTGAGCCTGATGGTCCTGATAGATAAACGCCTTCACCGGCTTACCGGTGATCATGTTCATGTTCTCAGTGACCGGATCGGTCGGCAGCATCTCATCTTCAGGCGGGATGACTTCATCGGCATCCGCGATTCCCAAAGCATCCAACATCTGACGATGCAGCAATGGCATGTCATACAACTGCGGGGCGGACTGCGATAACTGCAGAGCCGCCTGATACTTCATGATCCGCTGGGCCATGGTTCCCGCATTGGGATCTGAAACTGGAATGATATCGATGCGATCATCGAAGTCTTCTTTGGTTAGCTCCTTGCCGGGAATGTCATACGGATATTCTTCTGGACCATAGTCATAGACCAGTTGGGCCAGAAGCTTGAGTTCTTTCTTCATGGCAGCGTGTAAACGCGCTTGCACAGCAGAAAGCACCTTCATCGACCGCTCTAGAATCGCAAGCGTCGTACCGACCGGCGCTTCGCCATTCATGTCGGCCACCTTCATGTCTGCCTGTGAAGCAAACCGGCGACCTTCGTCGATGATGTTATTGAGCAACTGATACAAGGTTCCCGAAGGTTCCTTGTAGGGCAGGAAGGTAATGTTGTCGCGGAGGGTTCCCGAAGGAATATCTACGTCGCGGAACTCTCCCGGCATGATGGGAGTGTCGTCGCCTTTGATGCGAAGACCTCGGGTCTTCAATCCACCGGGAAGATTGGAGAGGGTTCCCGCATCGACCAATTGGCGAAGGATGCTGGTCGCAGACTTGGCCAGTCCTCCCACCATATGAACCAATCCAAACCCGTAAAAGCCGAGTCCGGGGATATAGGTGTAATGGACGAAATGTTGACGGCG